ATATCTGCATCTTTATCTGCCATAGTAATTGTAAGTCCACATTTCTTCCCTTCTGCTACAATGTTTGTACCATTGAATCTATCATATTTCTTAGGTACTGAATTAATATTATCATCTCCATATGTCATTGTTTTAATAGCTTCACGATAAGATATCTTTCCTTTTAATTCATTATAAATCCTAAAGAAAAATATTCTTAAATAAATAGAATTTACTCCACCATTTAATTCTGTTGTTATAGGATTTCCTGATGGATCACTATTAGCCAATTGTAAAATAGTTCCAAAGAAATGAAGATTAGGGTAATTAATATCGGTTAAAATACCTCGTACAATTAAAATATGTTCATCAGAACATCCTAATTGACGCATAACTCTTATAATACATCCTGATACCGCCGTAGATACTTGAGCTGACATTGTTTGGTCAAAGGCAGAATAATCTAAAGCCACAGTTCTTTCTTCATTTCCTGCTAGGAAATTATAAAGTTCTTCAGCTTCAACTGAATCCATATTAATACCTTTCGCAGATTCAAATAAAAATCTATTACGTGATACCATTCTAACATAAGGTGCAAGATATCTCCTACATACGAGCAAAAAAGGAAAATTACTTCCCATAAATACACGTGCCTTAAACTTGTGTTTTGGTAATAACTCATTAGTTTTCATTGAACATTTAAATAAAGGTCTGCAAGATTTTTCCTGCTTATATGTTTGAATCATTTTATTCATTTCAGCTTCAATATCTGTATTATACGCAAATTTTAATTCTCGCGGTGTTAATGGTAAATTAATATCCATTGGATCACGTTCAAGATAATCCATTTTCTTTCCTTTATAAGGAAATCCAACAGATGTAGAATTATCAATACCACCTAATGATTTTTCACCAATACCATCAAGAGCTTCTTGAACTGTTAAAATTCGCGATAATTCTTGTTTTTCATATCTTGTATATGTATCAATCTTATTTAAAATATCTTTAACATAATCATTAGCTGCAAATTCTACTTCATCAAGTGAAAATTCTTGGTTTGGTGATGTTAACTTAGTTAAAGCTTTACGCTTATGATATGGATCATTAATTTTTTGTGGTGGTGCTGCTAGTTCAGGTCCAAATTCTTGAACCACTTCCTTATAATAAGGATGTTCTCTATATGGACTTTTAAAAGTTGCACTCGCACCAGGTATAATACCTTCAACTATACAATTGTGTTCTTCAACAATCTTATCTATTGATTTATCACCTGTTTCAATCTCTACCATACCTAAGCCTTTCTCAAGACTATGAGAACCTAATTGAAGTTCACCTTGATTTACAGGAATAAATCCTGTAAATGCACGTAAAGCTTCTTCTACAGATTCTCTAGTTAATGTGTCACATAGTCCTATTTTACCATTACCCGCAACATGGAAACCATATATGATAGCTTTCGAATGATCAACAATAAGAGATCCACACATACCATATCGTGTTCCTGTAGGACAATCGTATTTATAAGGTTTAGTTAATACCACCTTATCTGTCCTCACAGTAGATGATAACATACTCCATCCAGGAGTCATCCTTGTTAATGATGTATATCGTTGTGCTGTATCTAAATCATAAGATATTAATTCAACTGTTTGTTCTCCTAATGCTACTTCTCTTCCTAATAAAAAATCACAGTAACCTTTTCTAGGTACTGCAGAAGGAATATTCAGTAATACTAAATCTTTTTTAGGAAAACGATAAACATGATTTTGACTCATTTTCTGTTTTGAAACAGTTGGAGTCAATGATGATTCATGAATAATAGTTACACAAAAATCTCCTTTATCAGGTATCATGTGTCCTACTGTTACATAAAAATTAGCAAAAATAGGGAATGCCAAACAAGATGATATTTTACCATCTTTTTCAACATGTATTTTACC